GTGTTTTGAAATTCACACCATTTACACAAATGATACTCCCTAGTATGCGAAATTCTTGGTAGAATTTCAGAAGATTTAGTTGCTGTCAAGATTTGAACACCCCGATCACTTATTTTCTGAGCCAAAGACTTATCAAATGGCACGAGTTCAAAGTGTATTTCACTTGTATTCTTATTTACGACTGTAAACAATGCCGGGTTTTCTGTTAAATCCATATACGCTTGGTATACTGCAATTTGTGCTGCATAAACTTTATTAGCTTGAGCTACGCCAACCCGAACAAATTCCTTAAACTTCCTGTCATTTGCTGACTTACATTCCCAAAGCATAGGATATGGAATTTTTAAAGGCCCTCCACACAAAACACCGTCAATATGACCTCTTATCTGTCCATCTGCTATTTTAAAACCAAATTGTTCGCCTTGCTTGTCCTCTGTGCGTAAGTCGAACCCTGCTAACTTTATCCATCCTGCAGCTTGATCTTCTATATTATGTCCGAACTCAAATATTCTTAATGTCTTAGCAGTAAACTCTTTCTCCTTGTCTGGTTCTACACCCATGAAGCGGTATTGTATCTTACGAACACAATCATCACCTAGAGAGGAACCCCCAATGTATTTCCTTGTTGGCTTTTTCTTATTGTTTTCAACAATAGCGGTATCAATAGCTTCGTGAAACTGTTCTACAATATCAGAACGGAATCCCTGCTGACGGAGGCCAATGACCTCCTGACCACTTAACGTGTTCAAGTTCAAGATTTTGGATGTCTTTGTGACCATATGTTATGCTCCTCGCCTCTTGTACAATAAATATTAATGCTCTCATCTGTTCTTCAGTTAATTCTGATAGTTTCGTATCCCAACCTACATTTTTACAAAAGTTCGCAAATGCAGGTATAGGTTCTATAACTCCGCTGTCTATTTTTGGATTAAATGTCAATGGTATGTCTCCCCAAAACCTTCTTGTTGATAGTGTGTCATAAATTCCGAATTACCTATCGCATACACTTTTTTCTGGTCTTTATGATGAATACGAACTTCACCAAACAAAAAACGGCAATCGTGTTCATCTTCTTCTTTTTCAATAATAGAATATACTGCTTCTCTTAATTCAGCTTGAATATCTACATTATTTATTCTTGTTATCGCTTTAATACTAATATCATATATCTCGTCATCTGTATTTCCTGGCAACATACGCATATCAATATGTATCTCAACCCTTTCCATCTGATTCTCCCAAAAGAGCACCATATCCACATATATCTATAGCACTATCCTCATGGTTAGGACTGTGGATAAGACGGCCTAATTTAACTGCTATCATACATTGATATACTTGATCTGCTGTTATTTCTTTTTGTAATATAACAGACCATAATCTCGCTATGTTCTGATGGTTCTCATAGGCTTCACCATAATCCTTGTGACGATCACCATTTATTTTGCTTTTTGCTTTTTTCAAAACTTCATTACGCTGCATTATCATATCCATTTGTTACAACAATATTATCAATAGCTTGATTATTCCAATAATAATTTAACCAACAAGCAGCTTTATATTTATCCCAAGAGAAATCAAATTGATTTATTTTAACCCCATGCCTAGCTAAATGATCTCTTTGCTTATCTGATACTAATTCATTTAACCAACGCTTACTCTTATTTGCTCCATTTGAAGTTTCAATATGTCTCAAGAAATCATCCGCAGATGCAATAGCTTGTACTTTCGTACCGATAGCAACTGTTTTTGGTTTACCATTCTTCTTTTTAACCATAGCAATAGAATTTTCGCCAACTGTAGCAATAAGACCAAAACCATTAAACCCAGAAGCCATGAGCATTTTTCCATTGCCCATCATATCTATCCAACGAAAAGGAGAACTGTCGAATACGTCAATCTCTGTCATCACAAATCGTGACATTTCAGCATTTTCACTTCTATCATTTTCAAAAACATGACCACAAACAGGGCACTCTTTTACATTCATTGGTACAGTTGAGTCGCACTCTGGACATACCTTTGTAGGAGCCTCGCCCTCTGTCTCTTTATCCTTGCCATCTAAATCAACTGATTCGTCAATAGAACCATGCGTGAGTAAACTGTAACCAAAGTCAAGAACGACACAATCTTTCTTCACAATACCTGGGTATAACTCTGGGTCTATTGTTCGCAACCCTCTACCAATCATCTGTACCATTGTTGATTTATATGAACATGGCCTCATAAGCACGATACAAGACACAGGAGGGGCATCAAATCCTTCGGTAAGCACTGCTACATTCACAACGACTTGCACATCTCCATGCTCTAAATCTTCGAGTATTTGCCGTCTTTCTTCTTTGGGGGTATCTCCTGTTACTATTTCTGCAAGAATACCCTCTTCTATAAACTCTTTATGTACATCCTCTGCGTGTGCAATAGTCGAACAAAAGATAACTGTTTTTCTATCTGATGCTTTTTCTTTCCATTCTTCTACAACTCTTTGGTTGATAACTCTCTTGTTCATAATTTCTTCAACCTGACTCATATCAAAGTCATCAGCAGTCTTACGAACATAACTCAATTCATCTTGTACACCGACATCAATAACAAATGTTTTTGGTGGCACAAGAAATCCCTCACGAATAAGTGTAGCTACCTCAATCTGGTGGCAACAGTTGTCAAAAACATCTCTTAAACCTTTTCCATCACCTCTGTTAGGTGTAGCCGTAAAGCCAACAATTTCAGCTTTCTCATTATCTTTTCTAACTTTATCAATAACTTTCTTGTAAGTTCTGGCTGCAGAATGATGGCTCTCATCAATGACAAGCATATCAAACGGCTTCATTTTATTTAAGTTATTTTCTCTTGATAATGTCTGAACCATACTGAACACGACATTACCTGTAAAATCTTTTGTTGTTCCATCTACTACAGAAGTAGATATAGATGGATTTACGTTGTTAAACTTTATACTGTTCTGTGAAACAAGTTCATCTCTGTGTTGCAACACCAACACATTCTTATTTTTCTTGTATCTTTCGCCAATCAATGCAGACAACATAATTGTTTTTCCAGCTCCAGTTGGAGCGACAACAATCGTATTAGAATGTTTGTCTAATGCTTTACTCGCTGAATTGATTGCGACCTCTTGGTAGGGTCTTAAAATCATAATAACCTCTTGTATTTATGGTGGGGGGTTCAACGGCCCACTCCCCCCTGTAGTGGTATGCAACTAGAGTCTATGGAGACTTGCCGTTGCTATTACTTTGCCCATGATGGTACATTCCCTTGAGGAGCTTGTCCATTACCCTGACTAATAGGGGATGGATTTGCAGAAGGTGTAGTAGCACCTCCAACACCAGTACCTATGTAATCGGCATCTTTTGGTGTTAAAGAAGTCATCAACTTATTGGAATCCTCATAACCATTTGTACCTTTCTTGATACCAATTTTCATGCAGAACTCTTTACCATTAATGTCTTCAATACCATTAAGGCTTCTTAACCCTTGAGCATTTTCAGTTTGATCTGATGGATCAAGACCATGAATACTATCAATCATTGCTCTCAATGTGCTCATACCAATCTCATATGCTACAGGTTTATTTGTGTTGGGATTAACTTTATCACCATCAACGAACAGACGATCCCATACTTTTCGTTTATCGAACTTACCACCAACAATGGTAAATTCTAATTCAACCCACTTCGCTTTAGTAGATGCAGAATAATGAAATGATTGTGATTTACCAAACATTTCCATAACATACATACCGGGTTTAATAGTTATAATTGCCCTAGCCACAGTTCCCGCAGGAATTAAGCTAAAGTCATTAGTAGGACCAGAACTGGCCTCAAATTCATTCAAATTAAGCGTCATTAGAAACTCCTTCTTTCGCTTGTTGAGATTTAGGGTCAACGAAATCAAGAGGTCTTTCCGATTGTGGAATACCACCACTCATCTTCGTTAACAGTTTACCGAGATGTGGTTCCTCTACAACGTCAAGTCTACCAGACCTGTCCTTTGCAGGATAACCCCACTCATTTAATGTTTGACAAACAAATGCTCTGTATGGTCCTACAGTCTCATCTCCTGTCATTACAGCCATTGTTAATACTTCATCAACAATGCCAGGCAGTTCACGACCTGTTTTCGATCCTTCGATTTGCAGTTCGTAAATTTTGCGATTGTAGTCGTCTACCCTCTCGTCAAGGATGCCGACAAAGATTACATTCTTTTCTCGAATGTGTTGTAAGTGTGTCAACCAAGCCATCATCTCACGACCATGTTGACCATATGCTGCACGAGTATCTAACTTACCAGTGCGATCTGATTTGTTTTCTGGTTGCATCTGACAGAACTGAAAGCACAACCGACCTGCGACTGTAATACTGTCAATAAACAACGTATCATATTTTTTAAGAGTTTCAGTTGGATCACCATATGTCTGCACGACATAATCATAATGTGCTTGGCTATATGGTTGATCGTCTGATAGTGAGGGATTGGCTCCCCCTAAATAGGTGGCAAAATCACGACATTCTGCCCAGGTTTGTGGCCTAATAACATCTATAGGCCATCCTTCAATAGCTGCATCCCCAGCCTCTAAATCCATAAATAATGTGGTATCAGAGTCAAGGGTACGAGCAAGGGTGGTTTTACCCACCCCACTCTGTCCAACGATAACGAGTTTGTGACCTCGCTTTTCGTTCATTCTTTCTTCTGCTGAGATAATCTTCAATCCCATATTAATTCTCCTCTACAGGGTTAATAGTTATCGTACCTTCTTTTACAGTACGAGCTTCTGAAAAATATTCTTTCCAATTCGGAGCCATAGTCTTGAACATATTCTCGTCAATCTTTACAGAATATTTAATAAATGTATTTGCTAATTCAGGATCAATCTTGTTTCCAAGTTCAATAAGTTTTTTCTGATCCCAATCTACTTTCTTAGCGATTGTAACTTTAGCTTTACCTTCTGGCAAATCCACAGTTGCAGTTCCGAAATCTTTATCTTCAGCACCTAACTGATCTTTACCAACAGGTAGATACAAATCCTTAATTTGATTATCAACTTCGCTCAATTTCTTCTTTTCAGCGTCAATACGAGCTTTAATGTCCTCTCTTTGAGAGAATAAATTATTTGCTTTAAGCATAATATACTCCATAAATTAATTCTAGTTGCACTAAACAATTTATGCACTCATTACATATAAGTCAAGTATTAAATGTTATTTTTTTTTGGAAAGATATATATCTATGCCGTGAACGGCCTTCATAAGTTTCTTTTTTAACTTAAATTCTGGTGTTTCAAATCCTTTGGCATCTTCTACGATTTCTTTTATTTCGCCATCAGGTGATTCTTCTTTGTAAACGAAATCTGCTATATATTTACAAATTTTTATATCGTTAATTACAATGTCATATTTAACTTGCAATTCTAAATCAGTAACAATACCACCACGTTCCATAGCCTTTAATTGACCATACCGTTCTGACTCCCATTTGGAGTCAAATTTAATGCCGTCAACAACAGTTTTTTTTGCACCAAATTTGCTTCTTGACTTGGTATATTTGGGATTGTATGGTAGTGAACGTATCATTTGTGGGAAGAAGAATAACAAAATGCCAGATATTAGCAAGTATAAAAGTGTAGGAATGAGAATTGAAAGTTATGACAAGTTAAAAAAACTTTCAGAAGATGAAAGACGTTCAGTTGGTCAACAGGCTTCTAAATTAATTGATGAAGCGTTTGAAGATAAATACGGAAAAGAAGATAAAGCCGGGATAGCTTCTATTATAGAAGTTTAATTTTTTAACAATCCAGCACTACCCAAACCACCTAAGAGAGAAGCTGCCAAATATGGATCTTTTGCAGCTCTATCTCGTAAACTCATTTTTTTAAATGCGTTTTGTCTTACCATTTCA